AGCACTGTGGATAGCCGGGACTTTTTGGACCACAGCCCGCGGGCTGTGACAGCACCCCGCAATTGCTTTCTGGACGCCGACTGTGGTAGCCCTAACAGGCCATCATGTCCGCTCACCCAGACGGCAAGCACCGTGGTGCTGCGCCTACCGACAGTGCGGACGGTAGGCCCAGCCTTCACGCGCCTAGCTCTAACCAGCTAGGTGATCATACCTCCGGTAGCCCTACGTCAGCACCAGGTGGCGTGAAGGCTGGCGAGCCGGTCTCCGAATTTCTGGAAGGCCTGCTCATCCATGACGACCGCCGTGCCACGCAAGAGAACCTCTTCACCGGGGATGCCCTTCGCGTGCCATGGCTGCGCACCATCGCCAAACTTGCCTCTCGGGAGATTGAAGTCCTGTGTCTTCCGGTGAGTGCGTGGGCACGCGGCTACTTACAGCGCGAGCTTTTGAAGATCAAGCACTCGTCTGTTCAAGGGTCCACTTGGTGGATTAATGACCGCAGCACCCAAGTCACTGGCGAGGAGCGCGCACTGCGCGTCGCCTCGGCAATTATTCGATCCGAGACGGTGTCGCACGCTTTCGACTCGACTGCCAGAAAGAAGGTCCCGAAACATCAGAAACAGCACGACCACTCAATCTTCCGGCAGTTGGCTGAAGGATTCACCCCTCCGGCGGCGTCTCCTGAGGCCATTGCGAGTACGTTAAGCGACCACCCGACTGCTGGCGCCTCCCGCAAGGTTGGCGTTACAGCCATGCGTGAGTGCCTGCACAATGCTGGATTCCGCGATTTCGACCCTAGCAAGAGCGGGGCGGCTCGCGATGCAAAGGCAGCAGGCCGTCGTGAATTGCATGGCGTTAAAGACCTACAGCACGCAAATTCGGGTGAGACGTTCGACCCCGGCATGGTGTACACATTCGTGGATCAAGACATGTACATCGACACCTTTGCCCCATACGCCGGGTCGAACATGGTTATCGTCACCCCCGAGTACAACAAGCTCGCGGGTGTCGGTACGGATTCCGTGTGGTACTACACCCTGAACGCTGACCAAGAAGTCGTGGTCACTGAACGCGTCTCTCGGATCAACGGCGCAACTTATCACAACCAGCGCCCATGGAACTACACGGCTAACGACTTCATCTACATCGAACACCCTGGCCACACTGCGTTCACGACGTACAACGTCTCCATCCAATACCAGGCGGGCTCACACCACAAGTGGGTCTGGCTGGCTCGCAACACGACTACGAATCTATCGAAGGCGGTCTGCGACTTGATGATGAACGTGGTCCAGGGCAGTCCTTTCGATGGCGTGCCACTGAAGAAGGCAGACAACGTCGTCGTCGTCCAGGGGGACTCCAAGCTCAAACAGGATACATTCTTGTGTGGGCTGTTCGGTGAATCCGCAAGCCCTACGTACAGCATTAAGTACGCTTACGACATGGGGCCTGAGACCTCGATGGAATTGACGGAGAACCAGTACAAAGTGTTCAACCTCATGGGGAAGAACCGCCCGAAAGGGTATGGTGTCTCTGAAGTCAAGCGCACCATGCAGATGCACACCATCTGGCGCCCGGGAGGACTAGAGCCAATTTTGGTGTCCTACTTCGGGATTCCCATCGAGTATCGACCTCGGCCTAACATTATGTATACTCGTCAGGATGGGTCACTTGACGATGACGTTGCCGAGGTGGGGACCGCAATTGAAGGCGCGCCGAATGCCTTTGGCGGCGGTCCTGGCGTGGCAGATACGAAGTCCGATGCTGCGCATGACGCGTACAAGAAGAAGCGTCTTGAGAAATACAGCAACAAGATTGAGCCACCGGCTCCCTTCAAGGAAGTTCTTGATATGCTGCTCGCCCGCTTCATCGACCAGGTCTCTGGCGAATCCGGCATCGCCTTGGGATCGGTTACACTGTGTGCTCCGCAAGTGATCTTTGATCGGCGCACGCAGGCGCTCCAAGCCGCGCGTCTACAACGCTATGCCGAACTTCTCGCTCGCCCTGCTCTCCCTAAGACAAACCTCAAGGATGAGGTGGGGCCAAAGGCGAGTGCCGCGCCGCGAGGAATCACGCAGTTGAACGAGGAATTGGCCATTCAGACTGGACGAGTTGGCCTCCTTATCAAGGAAGTACTCAAGCACTGCGGATTCTTCATGCCCGGGGGTTCTCCACATGATATTGCCACCGCCATTCGCAATCTCACTCAGCTTGCGATGGAGGCCAGCAATGACGATGGGATACACCAGGTGAGCGGTGTGCACGACACGGATTACACCAAGATGGATGAAACGATCAGCGAGTACATTTACAAGTCGATTTTCGTCAAGTTCGTCCTGGCGTTTGTCCACCCGTCCGATTACGAGGAAGTGAAGAAGACCCTCGAGGAAAATGTGGACATCACCACGATGCTCAACGGCAAGTTGGTCAACACTGGCTACAAGAATAACAGCGGCTCTGGCGTGACCACGGAGCTTAACACGCTGGTTGCTGCTTTCGTTGAGTTCGTGACGACGTGCTATGCAGT